TTGCTAACATTGATGGAACAAACGCCGCTGATGTAACAATAGAAGTAAGTATAGACGATGGTAGTAACTATGTTGCTATTGCAAAAACTATTTCTGTTCCAGCAGACGCAACATTATCATTTTTAGAAAATCCGATCTACCTAGATGAAACAGATATTTTAGCAGTTACAGCAAGTGCTGCAAGTGATCTAACTTATTTCGTTTCCTACGAAGAAATTACAGATTAATAATAAAGGAGACTCTTAATCCATGGCAAACGGAGGACTTATAGGACCCGTAAAAGTAGTAGCAACACCATCTACCACGGTACATACGTTCAATTCATCAGGAACTTTTCAAAAACATAACTGCACATCAACAATACCAGAAATAATGGTTGTTGGTGGTGGAGGCGCTGGAGGTTGCGGTGGTGGAGCAGCAGCAGGTGGAGGTGGTGCAGGTGGTTATAGAGTTGCAACTTGTGTTTCATTACCTACTGCAGCTTTAGCTGTCACAGTTGGTGCTGGTGGTGCTGGTGGCGGTAACGTTCAAGCTGGAAGTAATGGTAGTAATTCAGTTATAGCATGCTCTTTGACATCTAATGGCGGTGGCGGTGGAGCAGGACACTATTTAGATTGTGGTACAAGAGAAATTGGTTTACCTGGTGCTTCTGGTGGTGGAGGTTCTGGTGGTAGTTGTGAAAACGGTGCTGGTGGATCAGGAAACACTCCTCCCACAAGTCCTGCTCAAGGTAGTGCTGGTGGTGCTGGAGGAGGAGGATCTGTTGCAGCTGGCGGAGCTGGTGGCGGCGGCGGTGGTGGTAGTAGTGCTGCTGGTGCAGATGGATCCGCACAATGTGGCGCAGCTGGTGGAAATGGAACAGCAAATGATATTACAGGAAGTTCAGTCACTTACGCAGGTGGCGGCGGTGGAGCTAGTACTCCAGGCGGTTCAAGAGCAAGTGCTGCACCAGGTGGTGGAGGTCTTGGAGGTGTAAGAAGTGGAGTTATAACAACTGTGGGAGGAACCAATACTGGTGGTGGCGGTGGAGGAAGAGCGTGTAATACTAATGGATCACATACAGGTGGATCAGGAATAGTAGTTATTAAACAAACAACACCAAAATGTGCTTCAGGAGTATGGAGTATTAATGAACATTTTGATAATGTAAAAAATGGTACTTGGATCTAATTATAAATAGTAGAGTAATAACAACAATAAAATAGGAAAATAAACAATGGCACATTTTGCAGAGTTAGAATCAAAAACAGACCCGACAGGTTTTACTTCTGATACACATTTAGTTGTAAAAAGAGTAGTAGTTGTCGCAAATGATGAAGTGCCTTCAGATGAACATGCTGACGGCGAAACATGGTGCGTGAACTTCTTTGGTGGCGGAACATGGAAACAAACATCATATAATAACAATTTTAGAAAACAATATGCAGGTATGGGCATGGTCTATAATGCATCCAAAAACAAATTTTTAGGCGTACAACCTTTTGCCTCATGGGCATTAGATGGTAGCGATGATTGGCAAGCACCAATCACATATCCGTCTGTTGATTCAGGAAGTGGTTTCACTTATATAATTAAATGGAACGAAACAAAATATCAAGCTGACAACAATACAGGTTGGGAAGCAACTAAATCCAATGATGACGCAGAAACTCCAACAGTCTATGATTGGAATGGCTCAGCTTGGGCATAGGAAACTTAAATGGCTAGAACCAATGGCGGTATCACAGGTGTAACTAATAAGGCTTCTTTTGGGAAGTGTAAACAGACTACAATTACATCAAATGCCACTCACACCACACAACCAGAAACTAGATTTGTAGATACACTTTTACTTGCAGGTGGAGCTGGTGGAGGTGGCAATCAAGGTGGTGGAGGTGGAGCTGGTGGAGCTGAAATATTTACATCTGTTTCTGTTTGTGGAAACACTGGTTATCCAATTGTTATTGGAGCTGGTGGAAGTAGTAATGCTGATGGTAACGACACAACTGGTTTTGGTAAAACAGGTGGTAAAGGAGCAACTGGTGGAACCTCACCGGTAGATAATGGTAGTACTGCACCTTTAGGTTCAGGTGGTGGAGGATCAAACTGTGGAGCTGGTGGTGGTGGCAGCGGACCTCAGGGTAATCCTGGTGGAGCAACAGCTGGAAGCCCTGGAGGATTTGCAGGTGGTGGTGGCGGCCATGGTGGTGCCGGTAATTCTGGTGGAGCAGGTTGCAACACTAATGAACAAGATGGAGGAGCAGGAACAGATTTTAGTCCTACGTTTCCAGGTATACCTAACTGTGGTGTATATGGTGGTGGAGGCGGCGGAGGTTCAAGAGATTGTCAACCTCAAAGAGGTACAGGTGGATCAGGTGGAGGCGGTAATGGAGAACTAGGAGCTGGTCAAACAGCTGGATCAAATGCTGCTGCTAACCGAGGTGGTGGTGGAGGTGGGGGTGGTGGACCCATAGGTGCTAACAGAAATGGATTTAATGGTGGATCTGGCATAGCCGTAGTAAAAGAAATTAATAAAGCAAGTGGTGTATGGAATTTAAGAAGTGTTTTTGCTGCTAGAAAAACAGATACTTGGCCTGATGGAAATGTTGTTTTAGGTGCAGATTTAGATTATCTAACAATCGCCGGTGGCGGTGGTGGAGGTTTTGGATCTGGACCATCTAATAACACTAATCAACAAGGTGGTTCTGGTGGTGGTGCTGGAGGTTATAGAGGATCAGGTTACGGACCAAGTCCGTTACAAGGAGATGCTATCTCAGGCGAAATAACAGGAACTTATATTATTACAGTTGGTGCTGGTGGTGCTGGTGGTGGAGCTGGCAGAGGACCACTTAGTCCTGCCAACAACCCAGGTGCAGATGGAACAAATTCAGTATTAACTCTTGCAACACCAATCACATCTACTGGCGGAGGTGGAGGTGGAGAAGCAGGTGGTGGCGGAGGAAGAGATGGAGGTTCTGGTGGTGGTCACCCTTATACAAATCCTGCAAATGCAGGTGCGTCAAGTCCTGTTACTGATCCAGTTCAAGGTCAAGCAGGTGGACATAATGCGTGTGGTGATTCTAATAAAGCTGGTGCCGGTGGTGGTGGAATTTTAGAAGCAGGTAATACAGACGGAGCAAAACACGGTGGAGATGGTGCTCCAAATAATATTTTAGGACCAGCTACAACTTATGCCGGCGGTGGTGGCGGTGGCGGAGGAAATAATTCTACGGGTGCAGGAACTGCTGGTGCTGGCGGTGGTGGTGCTGGTGGGGCAATAGGTGCTCTTGGAACTGCAGGAACTGCTAATACCGGAGGCGGTGGAGGCGGTGGCGGAGGAGTTCCAGGACCAGGTTCTCCAGCTGCAAATTTTGGAGGTGGTAACGGTGGTTCAGGAATAGTCGTAGTTAGAGGACCAAGTGCTCTTGCATTTGCTGGTAGTCCTTGTTGTGCATTTACAGCATCAACTCACCCAGGTGGTGATAAAATTGCTAAATTTACTGCTACTGGTACATTGACCGTAACTAAAGCATAACACGCTTTACATAGTATTATAAATATGATATAATACATAATGATTATAAAAGAAGGTGATCTCAAATGAATTTAACAAACTATTATTGGTACTTTAAATCAGCAATCCCAGAACGTATCTGTGATGACATTGTAAAATATGGTCATCAACTTCAAGATCAAATGGCTGTTACTGGTGGATTTGGTGATGTCAAAAAATTAAATGCAAAACAAACAAAAGATTTAAAAAAGAAAAGAAATTCAGATATCGTCTGGATGAATGATAGATGGATATATAAAGAGATACATCCTTATATTCATACGGCAAATCAAAGTGCAGGTTGGAATTTTGAATGGGATCATTCTGAATCTTGTCAATTCACAAAATATAAAAAAGGTCAATACTATGATTGGCATTGTGATGGATGGGATCAACCTTATCAAAGAGAACAAGGAGATCCGTCTAATGGTAAGATAAGAAAGTTATCTGTAACCGTAACTCTATCTGACCCTAAAGATTATAAGGGCGGTGAACTAGAATTTGATTTTAGAAATCAAGATCCTGATAAAAAACGTAACACACATAAATGTACTGAGATATTACCTAAAGGTTCTTTAGTAGTGTTTCCTGGTTTTGTGTGGCATAGAGTTTGTCCAGTAAAAAGTGGTGAAAGGAATAGTTTAGTAATATGGAATCTAGGATATCCATACAAATAGGAGTATTATGAAAAAGAAAAAAACAAAAAATAAAAAACAAAAGTTAAGTTTTCCTCAACAATTGTCAAGAGAAGACTTATTTAAATGTCCTATATGGTTTGCAAAAGAACCTGGTTTTGTAGATAGTTTAAACAAAGCTTCTGACGCATATATTGAAGAATCTAAAAAATTATTAAAACCAACAATTGATAAAAGAAATAAAAAGTTTGGTAATATAGGTGATATGGGTCATGTGTTTCATTCAACATCTTTAATTGGAGACCCTGCTTTTAAAGAATTACAAGATTATATAGGTGCAACATCACACAATCTATTAACAGAAATGGGTTATGATCTAAAAGAATATGCAGTATTTACCACGGAAATGTGGGTGCAAGAATTTGCTAAGAAAGGTGGTGGACATCACACTTTACATACACATTGGAATGGACATATATCAGGTTTCTACTTTCTAAAAGCAAGTGAAAAAACATCACTACCTTTATTTGAAGATCCTAGACCAGGCAGTCTTATGAATGGTTTACCAGAATTAAATAAAAATAAAGTATCTTATGCTTCGACAGCAATAAACTATAATGTAGAACCAGGCTCAATGTTGTTTTTTCCTTCATATATGCCACATCAATACGTTGTTGATATGGGTTATGATCCGTTTAGATTTATACATTGGAACTGTCAGGCAATACCTAGGTCGGTTCTAAATGGTTAAACAAAATAAAGATATGAAAAAGGCGTTTATTCAATCTATACTAGGACATTTTAATAAGAATAATAAACCTGATTGGATTAAAAATATGATTAAAAACAAAGTGAAACTGAAAGGAAAAAATGTCATTCAAAAAAAATAAATATACTGTATTAAAA